ATCCAACAAGAATTGGAACGTGGAGTTAAATCCAATATTGATCCTCGCGCTTTTTTGATTCTTGATGATTGTATGTACGATGATTCATGGACACATGATAAGAATATTCGTTATTTATTTATGAACGGGCGTTGGTTAAAAGTGTTTTTCGTTATTACTATGCAGTTCCCGCTAGGTATTCCTCCAGCACTTCGCACAAATGTTGATTATGTATTTATATTAAGAGAACCCTATAAAAATAATCGTGAACGACTTTTTACAAATTACGGCTCTGCTTTCCCATCATTTGAGTTTTTCTGTCAAATGATGGATCAGTGTACTCAGAATTACGAATGTCTTGTAGTTAATAACAATACCCAGAGTAATAAATTGGAGGATACTATATTTTGGTATAAAGCTGATATACACGGTGACTTTAAATTAGGTGCGCCAGAATTATGGCGACAGTCTGAGATGTTATCGCGTATCAAGGAAGAAGATGATGTTAATATGTTTGATCCAAGACAAAGTACTAAATTAAGGGGGCCAGCTATCAATGTCCAGAAGAAATATTAATAAATATAAGAAATGAATATGAAAGTTAAACAATCAGCTGGTACATTATTTGTCATATTAATTGTTGGAATGGTACTGTTTTTAGTATTAATGCCAAAGGCTTCCGAGGGATTTGTGGACACTATCCGTTGTGGAGTTGATTTACTACCGTGTTCAGGAGAACGCATACGGTGTATGAATGGATACTGTAAATCAGACATCCCTCCTAAGCTTCCAGCAGTATCTGATTTACCAATGACACCCGCGACAAAGTATCCTTATTCTCCTTCTTAATAATCCAGCATATACGTCAATGAATAAAACCTTTGCTTTTGCTAGAAAAATGGCCCGCTCTAAATCAATGGGAATTGGTGCGATGTTTGTCTTACTTGTAGTATCCATTGTTTTACTACCAATAATTGTGCGTTATATTGAAGGTCTTGAAGTTACGCATTTTGCGACACAAGGATTCCAGGATATAGCCAATATTAATGGACCTTCCTCTGCTGATGGAGGTGTAGCAGGTGTTCCCGCTATTGGTTCTGCTTCTAAATTACCAAGCTGGCGTCCTGACCCTAATACTAATTATCTATGTCGTTCACCAAATGAGGATGGACAACCATGCCCCGAAGGTCAATTCTGTGATGGTACGACACAATCGTGTATTCCTAACTATGTAGGTGGAGAGGTTCCCAATACGGGATATTTCTCTTAGGTTAATTAATATTCATATAACAAAATTGATATAATAAAAGTGGTATAACAAAATTATATTATTAAAATAATTATATTTTGTTAGATATTTATTCATAAGTAACATTACTCATCTTTCCAAAAGGATGCGTTGTAGTTTCAGGTTGTATAACTCCATTCTTGAATTCAAGATTTTCCATATTAGGAACAACAGTATTTTCAACAACCGTATTTTTATCATCTACCACCTTTTCAACTGTAAGAGACGCCTTCTCTAACTTACGCTGTAGTGCTACATCACCAGTGCCAGCAAACATACTGCCAAATGTATCAGAAGAGCTGTTAGAACCGCCAAATACCTGCTTTGTACTAGCAGCGGCTACTCCACCACTTTTTGACCGCTCTTCAAAGTACTTATCACGATTATCTTCATTCTCCTTGTACTTGCGCATTAGAGTATTAAGTTCATCTTGGGCATATTCTTGATCGGCGATTTCATGAGGTTGAGGATCCCACGGGAGCCATTTACCTAGATCACCAATAAAAATATTATGGTATTTATCTTTACCCTGTAGCTTTTTGGCCTTGAGTTCAGCCTCTTTAGGATTTCCATAAACTCCGCGGACTTTCAGACCACGTACGGATGTACGGAATTCATTCACTGCATAGAACTCATCTTCAAGTTTGGTCTTGTTGGCAAACATATAATTATCATACGCTTCTACAATTGTTGTCTTCTGAATATCAGCGCGATTCTTTTGAACAAAGGGTTCATACTCGCTCATGAGCGTCGTGATATTCATCCTATTCTTACGACAAATTGTAGCTTGCTCATTTTGATCATTCTTCTCAAGTTCCTTGATGCGCTCATCAAGCTGATCATTAATATTTTTTACAACACTGACCATATATTTCTCAAGATTCTTGATCTTCCAATCAACTTCATATGATTCTAGAAACTTCTTAAAAAAGAATATATCCTTTTTGTCAAGGACTTTCTCCGGACTGATGAAACTTAGTAGAACATAACGCTGTCCAGGGATCTCAGTGTCTTCATCCAAGAAGTCCTCAACTACGGTGGGTACACTTTTATCTGTCATGTGTATCTATCAAGTTTGAGTATTGAAGCTTTAAACTCAGATTTAGATTTATAGACGGGTTTTTTTCTTACGGCTAAATATAAAGAATGATGGGCTACGGTTTTGCTGAAATTGTAAATCGCATAATTAAATACCTTATTGAGGGTCTAGTGATTGCGGCGGCGGCTATCTTAATCCCCAAGAAGTCGCTACCGCTTGACGAAGTAGCGACCCTAGCCGTGCTCGCGGCGGTGGTGTTCGCTATCCTTGACGCGGTGTCCCCCAGCGTTGGTGTTACGGCCCGCCAGGGCGCGGGCTTCGGTCTTGGTGCCAACCTGGTCGGATTCCCCCGTGTGTAAGCGCTAGCACCCCCGTGTGTAAGTGCTGAGTCATTTTTGTAATTTATTTGCTTTATAAATTAAAATTATCCAATTTAATACTTTACTAAAGTTTTAAATTAGATTGATAGTACAAATATTCTTCAGGCAGTAGAGATGTATTGCCAATTCATTTCTCCACATATCTTCTCCCACGTTTTATCTTGTAGATAAAGTTTATCACGATTTTTGAGGAGTGGAAAACATGGCAAATATTCATCCATTTCTAAAAGCTCGCACATCTTATAGAGCACATATCCATATGATAAGAAGTTTCTGCGCCCTTTGGGACAATGCTTTTTAAAAGATGGTTGAATTTCACGAAACATATGACGTAACTTTTCCTCATCCTCACGAGACATACATGGCGCATTTTGACCATTAAGACGGTTTATAATATGTGGAATATGTTCATAATATTTTGATGCCTTCATTTTTCTTAGAATCTCACGCAACTTACTCGGTTTTAAACTAGCCATATTTGTAATGCGCTCTTTTTTAAGCTGAACAAGAATGGCATCATAAATTTCACCTGGAATTTCAGTACTTTCCTTGGCTTGAAATTGCGCCAACCATTCATTAAAATGATTGATTTTCTTATACGCATAATAACATACTTCTCTGGGCGGATCTTTATATGATGGTTTATCACTATCAACTAAAATAAATTCTTGATGACCACACTTTGAACATGTAAGATTTGCCTCATTTAGACACATAATCATCTCGTTGCCACAGAGATCGCAAATAGTCCAAGGATCATCATATTCTTCCACGCTATTACGCGCCATAGCAGGATTTTCTATCTGGAGATAATCATTAAGTAATTGATTTCGTTGATGACCCTTTTTTTGAGGAACAATTACGGTATTGGCTTCTTTTTGCTCAGTTTGTTGCTCTTCTTGTGCGACTCCTTCAAGAATAGCAAGAATTGATCCTGGTTTAGCTTTAATTGTATTATATGTTTTTGTCCCTTGTTGAATTTGATCTTGAATATCATAATAGTTATAAAGTATATCACCTGTTCTAAGATAATAATCCATTAATTCAGAACCATCCTCAATAGATTTAATTCTTTTTTCAAGAATTTCGACATCTTTTTCAAGACGCCATATTTCAATATCACAAGTGGTATTCTTAATACGTTCTTTAAGATTTACTAGTTCTTGTTTGTATACTGCCAGATTATCTTTTTGTTCAAGGTGTTCTTGAACTTTTTGGCTATGAATAGCGTCGAGTGTTGTACGAGCTTCCGGATTACTACGTTTTGAACTTTTTACTTTAAAAAACGCACCTTCATTCATTGGTGAAATGTACTTATACGGTAAGCGT